CATTCGATTTCAGCACGGAGCCGGTCACCATCACGAATGTGATAGCCGAAATGTGAGAGTCCTTCGTGCTCATGTTTCGTATCGAACTGCACGGTGTGGCCGGAGATCAGTTGGATGAGTTCGAGTTCTGATCCCTCGATGAGATCGTAATTGAATGCGAGCCGAACCTCGAACCCGGAGCCTACCGCCGGAAGCGTGTAGTCCGGATTTGAATAGACATGCACGGCGTTCACTTGGTCATGCACCCAGATGATGGGATGCTTAATCTTCGACATGTGGTCGGTAACGGGATGCCCGTTGAATGGAAACAACCAGCCGATGGATTTGATCCGTGCTTCGATGTCACGAGTCTTGATAGCGATCTGTTCAATGGCACGCATGGTCTTGCTCCCTGAGAAAAATCCGCCCTACGTGGAAGCCGTTAGCCTTTCGGCTGGCGATGTTGATGCAACGGGAGTGGCTCCGGATGTCGCATCATCGAGCTTAGTCCCTGCTACACCGCACCACGTCAGGACGGATGTCGGTTACCGCTTCACTTTCTTTTTCTTCTTCGGCTCCTCGGGTGGCTCGACGTCCTCGATGTTGTCAAAGGAGATGCGACGCTTCGCATCATTGGTCTGCACGCGGACCTTGTTCTCCTTCGGGAAGATTTCCAGCACGATGCCCTTGGCTTTCTTACCCTTGAACTTGTACGTGATGCTGGAACCAACGGAGACTTCGACATCTTCGCCGTCGGTGGACTCTTCCTCTTCTTCCTCCTCGTCCTCATCGTCGTCGGCCTTGGCACCCTTCTTCTTTTTCTTCTTCGGTGCCTCGTCCTCGTCTTCATCCTCGTCCTCGGACTCTTCTTCTTCGTCGTCATCCTCGGACTTGGATTTCTTTTTCTTCTTCGGCTTCTCCTCTTCCTCATCCTCGTCGTCGCTGTCGTCCTCGTCCCCGTCCTCGGATGAGTCCTCTTCCTCCTCATCTTCGTCGTCATCGGCCTTCTTCTTTTTCTTCGATGACTTTTTCTTCTTCGGCTCGTCTTCGTCCTCTTCTTCCTCGGCATCGTCGCCGTCCTCATCATCGCTCTCGGCTTCCTCATCCTCGTCCGAGTCCGCCGCTTTGATGATGAACACGTTCTGGAACTCACCCTTGGTCTTCAACGAGATCTTGGCCTTGGGTTTTTCCTTGTTGAGTTGTTTCAGGATGCCGGTGATATCGGATGCGCCTTCGATCTCATCCGTCTCGTAGCCCAACTTCTGGAACACGCGAAGGCAGAAGGACTGGTTATCCTCCGACTCCACGCCCTGGTAGTCGTGCTTGATCTTTCCCTTGTACTCACCGTTGAGAAACTTCCATTGGAAGTCCACTTGCAACCGTCCGCTGTTGTTGGACTCGCCAAGTTCCGCGTGCACGAGCTTCGCCAGATACTTGCCATCGTCGAACTCGTCGAACCCGCCACCGGTGGCTTTCTCTTTGGCTCCTTCGAGATTCTTTTTCAGAGCCCGTTCCAACCGTTGCGTGAGGCTCATCGATGAGGCTGCTTTCTTCTTTGCCACGATAGACTCCTTCTCGTTTGAGAGTTACGATTTCTTCCGAATGGTGAATCGTTTCTTCGGCTCTCCCTCCTCTCGATCCTCTGGTGGTTCGTACTCGTTGTTGAACGCGGCCACGAGATTCCGGTAGCCTCGCTTGGCTGAGCGTCCCATGTCGATTTGACGAACCGGTCTTCCGGCCGGTGTGCGGAATCGATTGACCAACCGATGGCCAGCAGAAATATGGTCATCACCCTGAATCACTAGCACGCGACGATTGCCGTCGTACATGTAGTAGGTCCAGATATCAACCAACGGCTCGATCACTTGACGAGCCTGCTTTGACATCGTCGGCACAATACGATCATACGTGTCGCCACCGCGCCGCTTGACTTCCCGTTCCTCGGTGTGCGTGATGAGGATCAGTCCCACGCCGATCTGGGAGAGTGTCGAGATGAATCGGTCAAACTCCTTTCTGCATTCTGAATAGCCCTTGCCCCAATCCGCATCCGAGAGATGCTGGATGCCCTGCTTCTCGCACGTGAAGCGATCGCATAGATCGTAGAGCTTATCTACGGTGTCCACGATGATGGGACCGAACTTCTTTCCGGACTTCTGCAACGCTTTGGCGGCATCTCGAGCCGTGCGCCAATCTGGAATGTCTGACTTCCGAATCTCCAGGCCGCGATAGCCAATCTCGGTCGCCAGGAAGTACGATCCCTCCGGACTGAACTCGGCTGCCAGGGTCGTCTTACCAATCTTCTTTTCACCGGTGAGGAGGATGATGTAATCCTCCAGGCGGTTACTTGGCTTCGTGAGTTCCTGAGAGAGCGTGAATTTCTCTCGTGGTTCCTCCTCCTTCTCACGGCGTTTCTTTTTCTTGATCCCACCCGATTCTCGCTTTACTACAGCCATGTCTATTCCTTCCAAGAAATCAAACAGGTGAAAACGACGCCACCCGTAGGCGCGTTCTCCCAGAAGCCACGCCATGTAATCATTTAACCTTGTCGTGAGGGTAGCGGCCATTGGTTGGAATCCAGACGATGGGGCCACCGGCCATGCTGTCTGGATGAAGAACGAAGAACGGCATCTGCTCCGGTCGATGCTGTCGGGTCAGAACGTCTACTCCTTCGTACTTGTGATAGGAGTGAAACACGCGGCCGTCCACCGGATCGATGCCGTCCCGTTCGCAGACTTCGCAGATGCTGAGGTCATCCGTGTCCGGATGCTGGAGATGATTCTCATGGGCATGGCCGCACACCTTGCACCGCTCGAATGGATTGGGATACTTTCCGTCTGGTGGCCAACTCTCGAGACCGGCAAACTTCGCGGCCTTCGCACGGTCACTGTGCGATCCGAGATACTTGGAGAGGAGTGGCGGACACTTCATCTTCACTTCTCGGAGCATCAGTTGCGCGACGCAATTGAATTCCCAATCCATAATATGTTCCAGCCGATTGCCTAGCACGCCCTGCAGTGCGAGGTAGTTGTACTGATCATGGATATAGGTCTGCATGCCCATGAACAGAACTCGTCTCGCATCCTGCCACGGGATGCCGGCATCTACCAAGGCCGCGTAGAGCTTGCGGCCGTGCATGATGTGGTCCTCGATCGCCTGACGGATACTCATCCCAGGAACGGCCGTTGTGAGGAACCGCATGATCGCGTTCCAATCCGTGATGCAATGTTGCAAACCGTCTTCGATCTCCTTCGGGATGATTTGATCAGCCGGTTCGGCAATGTCCGTGTGGAGGTTCATATCCACTTCCACCTCGAACGCATTGCACATCCGCCGCATGGTTTCCGGCATGGTCCACTGCCGATGACGCCAATCGTTATCGCGGCCACCATGCTGCATGAACCCGGCTCCGAGTCGAGTCCGAACGTTCTGATGCGTGAAGGCTCTGCTGACGCCATCGATACAGAAGTCGAATGTGATGCCTTCAAGAACTTGCTGCAGCGTCTTTCCGGCAAAGCAGGATTCCACGTAGGCGCGTTCATCGTTCGAGAGAACATGCCAACCGGTTCGTGTGTAGATGTCGGACAGTTGACGTCCACCAGACGATGGCACTCGGTCATCTGGAGGATTCCATCCTTTTGGAGATTCTCCATACGCCGTCCTATCAACTGTTCGACTGGGATGCTCTCCCCAATTCGCTTGGAGTGCATCGTACATCGAGGTGAACAGGTTGTCTACCGGTCCCCATCGATCGAGAGTCACACGGAGGGATTCCGGCCCGGTAGTTATCAGGTTTATTGGTTCCTCTCCTGTGTGGATTGCATGCGGTCTATGTTTCGCATCTTCGTACGCCATCGCCATCTCCTTCTTTCGACATGATCTCAGTGAAGGCCCGCACGGTGGTCGGGTCTGTTTCCATCTGCTCATTTGTTGCGTGTCGATTCAACCAGTAGGCTTTGACTCCTTTCGAACGGTATTGAGAAATGAACTTCGGCATGTCGTCCACCGCGAATACGACATTGGCTCGAAGGGCGACGTGCTCGTACTCCTCCAGTTGCCGTGCCTTCTCATCGGCCCACCAGAGTTGATCGA